GATTGACATCTCCACGAATTAGATATCTTGAATCTGGATGTTTTTGAGCATCTTCTGGAGACATAACGGTAGGCGGTTGATTGCCTTGAGATCCAATTTCTGGAATTGGAGTCGTCGTTGGATCAGTAATTCCCCCTTCTGGGGGTTCTTCCCAACTAACAATGACATTTCCAAATGAATCATATGCGCTTTTTCTTTTAGGCACTTGGGGGGCTGAAACTAGTTTAGTAAATTTACCGCCAGCTATTCGTCCAATTTGATCCCCGGCTCCAACCGTAATTAATTTACGTTCTTCAGCCTTAATGGTGTCAATCTCATCAAGATGGCGCTGACCCCAAGCTGCTAAGCGTGGATTGTCGCTGTTAGCAGCTTCTTCATACCGAGCCTCTTGTTCTTCCGTCGTTATGTCGCGAGTCAATTGCGGAGCAATTAAAGGCGCACGAGGACCCGATTGAGGAAACATACTCATAGTTGGTTGAGCAGGCATAGGCGGTCCACCCATAGGCGGTTGCCCACCCATAGGCGTTTGAGCGGGCATAGCGAGTTGCGTAGGCATGGGCGGAGTAGGCATTGCAGGAGTGCCTTGAGGAGCAGGACCGCCTTGCGCCGCAGGATTGCCCCGATCTAGCATGGCTGCAATTTTATATTTAAGACCTGGATCGGTATCCAAATTAGCAGCAGACCGATTCAGATCGGCAGGCGTTGTGACGCCAGGTAAGCTAATTTGAGAACCAGTTCTTGTGCCTTTAATATAATCCCTAGCTTCGGTCCCTTGAGCAGCCTTAATCTTAGCCGCACCCTTCTCAGCCCGAGACGCCTTGTACGCGCCCAAGCCGCTTTGCAACACTTTAGCCAGCGCAGCCGTAAACGGAATTGGAACCTGAGCGCCACCAGCGGTCATTATTTGAATAGGCTCCATAGACTGCTGTTGGAGCAATTCAGCCATTCGCTGTTGCCGCGCATTGGCGGCAAGCTGGGAGCTATAATCTGTGAGGCTGATGTCAGGCATTACAAGGCTCCGTAATCAACCATTTTGTAGCCATCGGGATGTTCGATAACCGCTGACGGCAACACGCGCTCAACTTCTTGAGCAATGACGCCACGCTCGCGACGGCCATCAATGTCGTACTCGTAGATGCCGATCCCGAGCGGGTGGGTATCAACGCGGACGATCTTGGACTTCAGGCGGATGTCGCTTATTGCCGCTTGAGCCGCTAACCCTCCAATTTGTCCAAGAGCGCCCATACCAGCGTTATACGCTCCAACCCGCTGCGCATAAGCCTGTTGAGCATCTTGGCCCGTCTGTTGTGAAGCCTGGAACACAGGAGCCGCATTAACGTTGGCGCCAGTGTAAGCTTGGAAGGTCGGGTTCTGGATCTGCGAGCCAGCCATCAGCGCGTTAACTTGGTTCAGGGGCTGGTTGTAGAGGCCAAGCTGCATTTGCAAATCGTTCTGGCGCGCTACATTTTGGAAATTGGCTGAGGACATTTGCTGGTTGAAGATCTGGTTCTGGGCTTCTCGATTGGCAGATTCTTGTGCCATTTGCTGATTAGCCGCTTGCGCCTGTGCAGCATTTTGAAAGCCCGCTGACGCAGCAGCTTGACCATAGTTCTGTCCAATAGCTTGATTGGAAAGCTGTTGAGCCGTGACGCCTTGACCAAAGTTCTGGCCGATAGCCGCGTTAGCAAGTTCTTGAGCCGAAAGATTTTGCCCAAAGTTCTGGCCGGCAGCTTGGTTGGCAATTTGTTGAGCCGACAGCCCCTGACCGAAGTTCTGGTTAACAGCTTGGTTAGCGAGCTGTTGAGCCGATAGACCTTGACCATAGTTTTGGGCAATAGCTTGGTTATAAAGCCCCGCAGAAGATAGGGCTTGGCCATAACCCTGCTGGTTTGCGCCTATATCCAGGTTGATGCCTTGCAGCGCGGCTTGGGTGTAAAGGTCGTTGGCTTGCTGGCCCTGACTACGCATTGCATTGCGATAGGCTTCACTGCCTTGCGTAATGCCCTGATTGGCTAGGCGTTGCGCAGTGGCCGCTTCTGATTGCTGGATCTGCGGAGCAAGACGCGACAGGATAGCGTTCTGCCCTGTCATGCCGGCGTTTACGGGCATTCGGGCTACGTTCGACAAATCCAAGCGGCCCGTAGCTTGACCATAATCACCAGCATTAATTCCGGCAGCTTTGCCGTAAGCGTTGGCATCAATCCCAGCAGCATTATAAGCACCAGCGTTAATGCTGGCAGCTCTGCCGTAATCATCGGCATTAATCCCAGCGGCCATACCATATTCGCCAACTTTGGGACCGTAGTTCAACGCGCCCAAAGCGCCAGAAGGCGTGTAAGTTTGGGCTTGAGCGCCAGCCGTGTTCAGAAACGACTTAGACGGATCGTAATTAAATGGCGTGGCAAGCTGTTTGGCCGCTACGCCTGTGCCTTGAAGGGCTAGAGCAGAAAGTTGCTTCTCGACCTCTTGTTGAGATGCCAACGCAGCCGCAGAGTTAGGGTTCAGTTCTTGCCTGACAGTGGCTTGCGTCTGGCCGGGAATTACGTTGCCAAGAGCGTCCTTGGCTTCTCCCCACGTCGTCGTGGAAGAACCATACGGATTGACAATGTTAGGGTTGCTTAAATATGAGGTTTGAAGGGCAGAAGCCAAGTTGGCTTGCCCCTGCGCGGTAGCCGCAGCAGCGTAATCAATTGGCGCTGGCGGCTTCGGAGTGTTCTTGCCCATATCGTTTCCCTAGAAACCTGCAATCCGATTTCTGCATCGTGTAAAGGATTATATCTCCGTCTGGAGAACAATCTTTAAGTCTGCCCTCGGCTATGAATCCCATATTTGTAACCATTAAGGCACTCTTGGTGTTCGTGTCGTTAACGGCAGATATGATCTTATTGACCCCGCAGGTAACAAACGGGTAGTGAAAAATAGCATAAAGAAAAGAGCGAGTTAACCTTCCATCAATAGCTATATGCGTCACTACCGATCTGCGGTTCCAATTCTCGTAGATGACTCCGGCAACAATTTTATCGTCTTTAATCAAGCCAATTGCAGCAGAACTTTCTGGGGAATAAACCGTCCTCAGTTTGTCAGCCACCCAATGACCAACCTCATCGCCGCTTTTTATACGCCCGCCCATCCGCTTTGATATACCACATCTGTTGAAGCCCATTCAATTTGAGTTTGCTGGCTTCCAGTTACCATCTGAATCCCGCCGCAATAACCGATCCCGGTAATGCCCAGCCAGGTGTTCGTAATGATATTTCCAGCGCCCCAAATCGCGTCATCCCAGTAGCCAATGTCCCATAGCCCGGTGGCAGATGGGATGAACGCCAGGGGCGCAGTTGTGTTGGCGGTATCAAAGTCAACGTTCATGCCGACAAAGATTGCCGGCAGGCCATCCGTAAAGATGCTGGCTCTGGCGCGGGTAAAGTACTTCTTGACGCCTCTGGACCCAAAATAGTTGAACGCTTGAAGGGTGTTTGTCGCGATATTAGTGTCGTCGTCAGCGTAGCTGTCATCCCAAGCTTTGCCTATATAGCCATCACTTCCGAAGTACGGATCGTTGTTTACGATGGCCCAGCAGTTCGCTGACCAGCCCGTAAAATTGCACCAAGACTTCGTGATGGTGTTCATCACATATTGCTGCTGGCTTCCCACAGCTACGGGAACGTTGATCCAGAGTGCGTTGGTCTTGGCGTTGTAAACAATCTCCCAGCCAACCGGAGCAGATCCATAGGCCGTCGTGGCCGCTGTAATGGCCCCCTGAATTTTGTTGGACAGCGATACGCGAGGATCTAGCCGGGAGCTTTGCAGGGATGCCGCCATAGGCACTAGGCCGTCGTAGGTGAGGATCAACAGATCGCCGCCCCACTTCAGCATACACCGCTCACCGACAGGAGCGCCGAGCTTCCAGACGCCAATCAGCGCCCAGGTAGCGTCGCTGGCTGGATCGGTGCCGCGATAGATAATGACTTCGCCGGAGTCGGTGACAAAGGCCAGGTTGTCATCAACGCCGTAGCCAGCATCAATGGTCCACGCATCCAGATCGACAAGATAGCCGCCATCTCTGGCAACCGATTGCAGACTGAATTGTTCCGCTGCTCCGCCAACGGAGCTGGTAGGCAGATACCAAGCCTTCAGCGTTTCCTTTTGGATAAACCAGATGCGGTTCTTGAACAGGACGATGTTGTGAAGGTCGCGGGTATCAACCCCGGTAATGGCAATGGGTGCAGAAACGCTGGTTATGGATGACCAAGACGTGCCGTCGTACAACAGGGCATAATCAGCGCCATTAACCGCCATCAGGAAGTTGCCGCCTGACGTAGCGATATTGGTGTATTCCCACTTGCCGCTTAAAAACCCGGTTAGAATGGGTGCGCCAACAGGTCCAGTGGCCGTGACATCGTACAAAGCCCCGCCGCTCGTTATGGCAAAGACCTCTGTCGTGTTACCGCCAGAATAGATCATAATGGTCTGGACTTGGCCCGCCATGCCAGTCGCCCATTTGGTATAGCCGCCCCTTAAGACAACGCTCGACACCGTTGGGAACATGTTCTCCAACACGACGGCATCTGTTGGCTCCATGTTCGCAAGTGAATCGCGAGCATTCCAGCCGCCTACGGGTGCCGGCAGCGATTGAACATCAGCCGCCGCACGTTGAACCAGCGCGTTCCGTCTAGCTGCCATAGCCACTATCAGGGATGTTATCCCAGCCAATCAAAACGCTACCAGGACGCGGAGCAAAAGACAGGTTGGCCGCAGACGTGTTCTGCGCCACCGACGTTTCAAACTCTATGATGTAATCGCGATAAAGCGCGGTGGTGTCAAAGCCCTTGGCCTGGAAGTATTTCAGCTTGGTGCTGAGAACCATCAGCCGATCAGGGTAAATGCAGGTATCGGTATCTGCCGTAAAGCTGTTTTTGACAGTGCCGTTAGACGCCGTTGCCCAGCCCTTGCTGCGATACTCGTAGCCTAGAAATTCCGCGTTGGAATACCCCGGCCAAATTTGGAAATAATTTCCAAACAGCCGCCACCGAATGCGTGGGCCGGTGCTGATAAACCCGCTTAGGAGCCATTCCCATTGTTGGGCGCTCTCAGGTCCAAGCATCTCCCAATGCTTCGATTTATCCCATTGGGTGCGAGGCACGATGGAATCGTAATCGTCAGGGAAATCGTACTTCACCTTTTGGAAATAGACAGTTCCACTGGTAACGTTGGACGTTGAAAAATTGGTGGTCGTAACCTGCGTTGAAGAGTCAACGCTCTCAATGAATGTCGCATTCGGGAATCCCGTCCCAACCACCATGTATGTCGTGTCAAGGCCGGCGGTAGACGGGATTCCCGTAATCACACGGGAAGATGTGCTGTAAGTCCCCGTGGTCGTCGTGTAGTCCGTGAAGAACGAGTACGGCTTAGTTAGTTCGCGCCAATCAGCCTTACGCAGAAGTTCATACCCTGTGGCGTTCATAAGCGCCAAGATCTGAACCACGTCCTGATTTGGATTCCCAGCAACCGAAGTCGGTGTAGGAACGCCTAACTCATTGGTGACCTGCGTCACCAGTTGCAGCATCGTACTTGACATTCACGTCCTCTTTTCGCGGGCGTCCAAGCGGTTTACGCTGCCCCAGCAATTCAGCCATTTGAGCCTTGAGTTCGTCTAGCTCCTTGCGGGTCTGTTCCAAATCCTTAGCGGCTTGGCTAGTGTTTTTACCAGTAAGGTATCCACGCGCTCTCTCGCGAAGTCCAGCCGCCCCCATGCCAACCCGCTGAAGCTGTGCATCAGACGCTGTAGCGATTTGCTCAACAGTCTGAAACTTCAGGATCTGCATCTCACGCATTTGAATTTCATCAAAAGCGTCAGGCTGTTCGGCATTCCATTTTTCAAGCGGCGTGCCAATCAGAGGAGTGTCGATCTGATCCTTCATCTGATAGGCAAGCCACTGACGAGGGAATCGCTTTTTATGATGATCTCGGACAGGCTGGTCGATGACGTTGGTTTTGTCGCCAGGGACCATAATTCTTACAAACGGCTGACCCTTGTAGGGGTCGCGATCATATTCGTAAAAATCCACATGCAGATGGGCATCTGCATTTGAGACATCGCTATCAAGCATTTTTAATCCTTACGTTGAACTCAATGCGGCTGTGACCGCCCAAGTCGTTGCGGAAGTGGCAAAGCAAATTGCAGTCTTGGTGTTGCCCACGGCAACCCCGGTAGCGCCAGCAACAGCCGCGTTCATCGTCACACCAGTGGTTTCATTGGTGTAAATCTGAAGGGTTTGGCCGCTAAGATTATAAATATACACCATAGCGCCGGCTTCGCACGGAGGCAGTTTTAGGCCCGTAGAAGCGGAAGAGGTGGTGATTGCATTGAAGACAGCCGAGAGCTGAAGAGCCGTCGCTTGGGTGCTGCCAACGGCAACTAGGCCCGTAGCGCCGTCGCCGCAAATGGAGATAGTAGCTAGACCAGAGTTGCCAGAAGCCAGAACGCGAGAGGGGATAGCCATGTTGAGTGTCCTTTTTAAGCCAAGTTTCGTTTAACATAAAACATCGCTTTGTATTTATCCACTTCAGAGATTTCTTCTGGTGGCTGTGACATGGCGCGTGCAATTGCCGGCAGAAGCCCGTGACCGTGAACGTAGATCTCAGCGTCAGCATCAGCCAATTGGCGAGCAGCTTCTTGAAACTCTACCGCTTGGCGAGCCATCCAGGGCGCTGCAACGTATTCGCGTTTGCCAACCCTGTATGTGTCGCGAGGGTCATTGTCGTTAACCGACTGCGCGTAGGCATGGCCTTCCCCAACGTGGGAATAGCTGGAATCAAAACCGAATAGGTGGATCTGGCGATAGCCCATTGCAAAGGCAATGCTCATGGCCTGAAGGCCAACCGTAGTCCCGCCGCCTATAAGGGCGCACTCACGGTCACCAATGTAATCTGCAATTTTAGGATAAGCAGTGTGCCAAAGGGTAATTTCTTGTTTTTCTAGCGCCTTAAAGACGCTGGGAGGGCACTGGGAAGCGATCAGGTTATGAACTGGTAGGTCAGGGTGCAAAAAGGAAAGATTGTCTTCCCTGGCGTCCAAAAGGACAAAATAGTCAGGCGTAACATCCACGCTCAAAAGGCTTGGAATAACCCCGTTAACGGCAAAGACGGTATGCCCAGCCGATTTGTGCTTTGAGATAAGCGGAAGGAGGCCCTTCATGGAAGGACCCCCCCCTACTATTACAGCCACCTTGTCGTGAGGCTCGGTCATCCCAAGCCACGGAAGATGACGTTTTACAGCAGCAGTTATGTTGCTGAAAATGACATCATCCTCCGTGTTACACACGACTGGAATTTTCTCATCAAGGTTTGACGATAGAATCACTAGGTGATTTGGCCTTGCATGTGCGGACGGTTAATCGACACGATAATGGTCGAAACGCCAGCGGCAACCGAAGCCAAATTAGCACTACGAGCGCCTAGAACTTGCTTGCCAGCAGTCGCAGTGGGCATAACGCGCCCAACAGTGGCAGACTGGAAAACAGGAACGTTGGGGCTTACTGCAACCGCAGTTTTCTTCACAACGGCAAGACCCTCAATTTGATACCAGCCAAAGAGGCCAGCGGTATTTGCCGCCATTGCCACAGCTACAGGCTGCGCCAGGTTCGCCGTGTCGGGCGAAAGCGCAGTTTGGTAAGTTGTGGTGCTGTAGGTCACTAGAGAACCGACAACCGTAGAGGCAACACCTACGAGAAGGATAAATTCACCTTCGCCGTAAGTCGGGTCAAAAGCCCGACACACCATGCCGAGAACGGCAGGAGGAGTCGGGATAGCCGAGGAGCCGTTCGCCATCGTAACACCAGTATCGGTGTTAGCGATTTGGAGTAGGCCGGCTTTGGGTTCGTCAAAAGTATAAGCCATTTTCCTATGCTCCCTTAAGCGATCAGAACGCCTTGGAACTGAGCGCCCGAGCAGGTCATGTTACCCGCCCAGCCAATCAGTTTCACAATGGCGTCTTGGTTAACCGCTTGGCGTTCACCGCCAATTGGCACGAAGTTGCGGTCCACATGGGGCCGGAACTGAAGGTACTTGGTGTTCAGGAACCACATGTGGTTCGCCGTGGAGGCAGCACCGATACCACCATCAAGCACAACGTCCGACGCCATACCAGCACCGTAATACTTTAGCGAAGCGAAGCCAGCGCCAGCCATGCTCGAACCGGAGTCCGAGATGCGTTGGATGGATTGCAGCGACTGAAGGTACAGACGGTAGTAGTTGTTGTCCGCAACGATGAGATCCGGCTTGTCAGTACCACGGATCAACTGGACGGCCACGGAATCCATATACTGCTGGATGTTCGAGGCAGACGTAGCTGAACCACCGTTTGTCACGCCCGAAAAAGAAACGGATTGCCAGAACGTGAAGGTCGCACGGTTGATACCGCCATAAGTACCGGAAGACGGCGCATCAGGGACAGCCGCAGCCAGGCCGGTAATGTTCTTACCGCTGTTGCCGGTGCCGTCCAGATAGATGTCGCCACCGATACGGTTGGCAAGCTGGGCTTCTGCAACGTTCATACGCCCATCAAGCAGGTCAATGATGGCTTCCTTGCCCGTGTTCTGGATCATTTCCAGACCGGAGATGGTTACCGCCGAAGCGTATTGCGTGATGGAGAACTGCGCCGCAGAGATGGGCGAGTTTTGGGACACGTTCAGCACTTCATAGCCGCTGTAGCTATTTGTGTTGTTCGTGGTCGAGTCGTTGTACATGATTTCTTGCAAAATCACGTTACCACCCGAGAACGTTTTCACGTTCCCCCGGTCTTTCAAACGCCGCAGAAGGGCGTTGTTGTTCGTGACGTTATCGGCCAGCTCACCAGTGCGGCTTTGGATATTAGTCGCAATGATGTCGCTGATCGAGCTGTTGGCAAAAGCCATAGTTAGCTCCTTATCAAGGGTTCATCAAAAGCGTTCACTCACACTGTCAAATTGTTCGAGCAGCATGGAACGCCTGTCTTGCGCTTTGGTAGTCGGTTGAAATCCGGGTGTGGAGCTTCTTACGCTAACCGCCGCCGCTTTGGCCGATTTAGCCGCTGTATTACTGGCTTTCCTTCTGGCCGCGTCAGCTTCAGCTTGTCGGCTTTGCTGCACTTGCTCAGAAAGGTTCGGATCAAAGCGAATTGCCTTCTCGTATGCGTCTTGAAGATCCGTAGCCATACCAGCGTTTAAAAGCTGAATCATGGTCGGGCGTGCATCTTCAAAATAATCCGCTTGGGTGGCGAATTGTTCAATTTCAGACAGCAGAGTCTGATTCTGGACTTCTTCCTGCTGCCTTTTCCACCCTACGACTTCTCCACGAACGTTATTAAGTTCGTTTCTGAGTTCGTAGATCGCCGGGTCAATCGGATTGACTTGTTGGTCATATTCGACATCACCGAGATTGATACCATACTGGCTTGCAAGCTGTGCCAGATAGGCTCGTTTTTCGTTAGGTGCGCTGTTACGCAGCGTATAATCCGCCTGCATAAGCGCCTGGATAGCGGTAGGGGCGTCAATACCAAGCCCCTGAATGGTCGGTAGGTAAGGCTCCATAGCCTTATTCATTTGGTCAGCAAACTGAGCTTTGGCCTTCATAGGCTCAATGCCGGAGCGCATTTCTTCTTCGCGCTGCCAAACGTATTCGCGGACCTTGGGATCTACGCTCTGCCAGGGTTCGTGGTAGTCGCGCTTCCAGCTAGAAGGCGGCTTTGACCAAATAGGTTCTTCTTCTTGTTCTTCGGCAGGCGCGGACTGGATTGCCGGTTCGGAAGATTCGCTTCCAATCTCGTCAAACTGCTCAGAAAGCAGGTCGCGTCGATCAACCTTTTCCTCAGAGAATTCGGCTGACTCTTGGGTGTCCATAGTCATTCCTTAAATGCCATTTTTTAGCTGCTTCAGAACCTTGTTAGCTTGCTTGTCACTCATATCACCAAGTTGCCTTGATATAAGTTCCCGGCGGTTGTTTGGTGTAGCGGCAATTTTCGTTTGCATCTTTTCATTGCCGACTTCAACACAGTTATGCCTTTTGAGCAATTCACGATGCTCGCTGCGGCTTGTGATGATGCCGCCGTTGATCATGTTCTGATAAGGCTGAATGTCCCGCATAATCATTGGGGAAGCCAAATCTGACTTTTCAGGCGGGCTGTATTCCTCTCGCAGATAGACCATTTCCCCGTTTTCAAATTCTGCCAGAAGGCCCTGTTTATCGAATATGGCTTTGTATTTGCTCACATCATCACCAAAATATCTTCGTCATCCATTTCCAAGAAAGTTGCCCACAAGCGCTCAACTTCATCAATGTTGGCGAGCAACCTATCAAAATCAATTTGCGGACTAGATAACTTTTCCGTTTCCTCTTTTACAAACGGCCTAACAATCTCTTCGGCAACATCAGGCTTACCCTCAACAACCCGCTCATAGGCCGCGATGATGTCCTTACGGCGTTGGTCATAACGGCGCTTTTCTTCGTCAAACTGTTTTTTTAAATATTTGCCGTCATGGGTGTCATCACTGACCGTAAAGAGGGGACCGTCCCAAACGGCAATATCCCAAATGCCAGTATCCCAGCCGCCGAGTGCCATTGCTTACGTCTGAATTTCTACGCCGGCTGCACGGCCATCCGGCCCACGAATAATACGCTTGGGCGCTGATAGGGCTTGAATCGTCTCTTGCAGCTTCTGCATAGATTCACCGTGCATGTTCGCCATGTTGTTATGCGCTTCAGCCATCTGGCCCATAGCGTTACGAACGTTATCGCCAAGCTCGTTGGTCAACGTATCAGCCGCAGCCTGCTGCACTTCCAGAAGCGGAATATCTGCGCCAGGGTTAGACGAGATACGCGCCACCATAATCTTGGTCGCCGCGTCCAGATCCGCCTTCCAGCGATCAAATTGCTCCTTGGTAGCCAATTCCTGCATCTTGAGCTGGGCTTCGTGCTGCTGGCGCGACTGCTCTAGTTGCGCCGTCATTTGAGCCTTCATCTGCTCAATTTGCATATCAGCTTGGCCCTTGGCCTGCTCCATCTGCATTTTGGCTTGAAGTTCCATTTGAGCTGCCTGCTGCTCCATCTGCATCTTGGCGGCTTCTGGATCGGGTTGCGGGTTAGCCTTGGCCTGCGCTTGGTTCTGAACAAGCTGTTGCATCGCAACATCGATAGTGCCTTCAATCTGGCGACCAGCTTTGAAGCCAGCCACGCCAAACTTCAGCACCTGCATAATCAGCGGCGTCAGCTCAGGAACCTGTTGACCAGCCGTTACAGCCTCACGCAGGAAGTTGGAGAACGCACCAATGAACTCCATACGCTCTTGCTTGTTTTGCTGCTCATCCAGCTTCACTAGGCTGTCAGAGGCAACCTCAATGCGGAACGCACGCAGCGGTTCGCTCTTGAGCAGTTCCATAGCCTGCGGGATCAACTGCTGATCCTCTGGACTCATTTGCTGCGCCGCAGCATAAGCCAGGATCGTTTCCGGCTGGAATTTGCCACAGATGATCTGAGCCTTCAGACGCAACAGTTCCGTAGCAAACATTGCTACGCCTTCTTGCATCGCACCAAGCCGCAGGCCCGCGTATTGACCCTTGATCTGCTGGGCTGTAGCCGTCTCGGACGCAGCCGATTGGCCCCGAATGATGTCCGAAATGCCCGTAATTTCGTAGATTTGGCCCTTAACGTTAGACTGCGCCTGGTAGCACTGGATCAGCGTACTAGCGATGGTATCAAGGGGCAGAAGGTCAATTGAGCCCTTCAGACCGCCCTTTTCGCTGAATGCCATCCACTTATCGGTCGGAATCAGCGTGTTATTGTCGCCCTCGGTCAGCAAACGCTGCAAAGCGGGCTGGCTAGCATCATAAATACCGCGAACGCGAAGCGCCTTGATTAGACCGTCAATACGGTCGGTCAGGATGTCCAGTTCGTTGGCTTGGTCCTGATACAGAATAAAATCAGGGATCGGAATCAGGTTGTCGGTGGTCGTTGTGGCGTAAAGTGGCTTGGCGCAGGGGAAGAACCCTTCCAGATCCAGCGGATCGTCTTTCTCATCCAGCAATTCAGGCGTGGATTCGTTGATCCAATAGACCCTGCCGGTTTCCTTGTCCCACAGCTCGCAAATTTTAGCTTTGTCGTTGGATTTGCCCGTTTGACCGTATTTGGTCAGGCCCTCAGGGCTTTCATTGGTCGGAATCTTGCGGCCAACTTCCTCGCCAAACCGCTCAATAAGCGCCTCGCGGGACATATAGACCCAACGCCAGACAGCCGTTACCTCTTCCCAGGTGCGTGCCGGCGTATGCCCAAAATCTTTCCAATGAACGTAGTCAGTGGGGGCGCATTCGTACTCAATTTCTTCAGGCTCTTCCTCCATACCAGCGGTCTGGTTCTGGATGTCGCCGTAGTCTTCTTCCTCAACGTCCTCAGTGATCTGCCATCCGTTTTCTGGCATGTCCTGCTTCTTGATATGCGGGTCGTACCGCACCCAGGCCACACCGCGCCCGCCAAGGAACCGATCCTCAACCGAGTTCTTCATAGCAGCCCGAAAATCAGGGTAATGCTCAATCTCGTAATCCAAAGCCCGCTCAATGAGCAGGGACGCCACCCGGCCAACAGGGTCGTTATCGCTAAACCTGCGGCTTACATCGGCTTTGGGCATTCGCGAAAACACCGCCGGCACCAAGGTCTGCACGTTTGACCACAGGATGTTAAACCGAGCCGCTTCATAGCCCGTCGTGCCGCTGTTACGCAGGTCATCTCGGTACCGGCGGATGATCTTGACCGTCCGCGCTTCCCACTTTTTAAACTCGCCATTGTAGCTAGAAATGACATTTAGCCATTTCTGAACGGTCGGCACCTTTTGCGTGTCGTAAGCAGCGGGCATCTTAGTCCTTCTTTGCAGTCTTCGCGGATTCCTTAAACGCACCAGCAGTCGGCGCACCGGGATCACCCGGCTTACGCATACGCTCGCCAGAGCCAGCTTTGATCCGCTCTTGTTTTGCTAGAATGTTGGCATACAGACCGGGCTTTCTCATCGCCTTAAGCCGTAAAGATGCCGACAGCCATGACTTCAACGCCGGCCCCGGTCGTAATCTTCCACGCACCGTTAGCCGAAACCGCGTTCAGCTCGACGTTATAAACACCTGGAACGACAGACGCGCTGGCCGGGATAATGGTGTGCGTCAGAATACCCGCTCCGGTGCCGTCTACAATTACAACGTTGCCCGTTGCGCCAGTCGTCACGGTACAAACCAAACGATGAATGTAATCGCCAACCGCGCCCGTAGTGCCAAGCACCTGCGCAGTTTGACTGGCTGCAACATGCTCATAAAAATAGCGATATGGATTTGAAACGCCGCTCATAGCCTTGTTCTCCGCGCTCTCTTATTACTAGCCCACATATCCTCTAGAGTGGCTTCGTTCCCAGGGCCAACGATAAGTGGGCGATATGCGTTAGCTGGGTTCGAAACTGGCGCGTTTTGCCATGCAACTGCCAGCATTCTAAACGCATCTGCCGGGTGACTGCACCAATTATGTTTTGGCGTTGATCTGAACGCCTTCTTATCTTCGTCGTATTCCCGCTCATACTGGCGCAAAGCCTCAATGCCATCGCGGCACCGTTCCTCGTCAAACCAGCATTTTGTAAGCGTTGTACGCACCGCCTGGATGCCATCCTGCACACCAAGATCGGGCACAATAGCCATGTTCTCAATGCCCAACTGAGCGCCTAACTGCTCAATGATGCTTTTACCCTGCGCTGCCAGCGTCTTGGCCTTGGCGTCGTGTGGCAGGAAATGCCGCTCATAGTGATACGGCTTGCCCTTGATCTTCTTGCACAGCTTATCAATGTCCGCCCCAGACACCGCGTAGAAGTCGATCACATGCACTTCGTTGCGTAGCACCTGATACCACCAGATCGCCGTATCATCTCGGTACCCCAAGTCCCACGCCGTATAGGTCGGCAAACTGGGGTCGTATTCCACCCTGCCAACGCGGTTCTGCTCGGTCGCATGACGCATCTCAACGCCGTAGTACGCCCCCAGAATCGCCGCCTCAAAACTGCACTCGTACTCCTGCATGTACTGGTCTTCAGAGATCTGGCGCTTAACAGCCTCCAACTCCTCATCCGCCAGTAAGCCACTATCACTGGCCTTCAGCGTCAAACTAAACCACTCGTTCGGGTCCAACCGAGCCGTCTGGTACACATCCCAGAACTGGTTCTTACCCTTCGGCGTCCCCCCAAATACCGCCCACCCCTGCTTATCCGACAACGTAGGACGAATAACGTTACCCCAGACACTCGGCCTGAAATCCCCATACTCATCCATATAAATGCCATCAAAACCCAGACCACGCATGGCATCAGCGTTATCCGCCCCAAACAACCGGATCTTGGCACCGTTCAAAAGCTCAATGGTAAGTTCCGCCTCATTGGCAGACTTCATAATAGGACGCGCAAAGTCCTTCATATAGTCCCAAGCTACGCTCTTAGCCTGACTACGAAACGGCGCAATATACCCATAAAGCGGGTTCGGCCCCTTAGACAACGCCGCAGCCTTGATAACCTCGTTAACAGCCGCAACCGTCTTTCCCGCACGCCTGTGAGCCACCAAACACGCCCACCGCTGCGTACGATTATGAAACGGCATAAACGCCCTACGAGGCGCATAGTTCAGCGTTACTTCACGAACTGCCACCTAGTAGCCTCGACGCTGACCCATTCCAAACATGCCAGGGTACATCTGTTTCATTTGGTTAGGTTGGTATGGCTGACCCATAGGACGCGGATTCATGCCCATTGGCGGAGCCGGCACCGGAGCCGGGTCACGCTGCGGCATCGTTGGCGTCATTTGCGGCATCTGCGGGTCCGGATTATCCAGCGCATAGGGCGACACGCCATCCATATCCGCCGTGGTTTTATTGGGCATGAGCTGCTGGCCCATGTTCTGATTGGTGGCTTGTAGTTGTGCAAACTGGTTTTGCAGCATCTCATTGCGACTGTAAGCCATCAATCAATTCCTACTTGAACCAAGTTATTTAATCCAAGCTGGATTGGTTTGGCAATTGGCTCATCGAACAGCCGGGGTTGCTCGTAAGCCTTGGCGATACGGCGGCAAGCGATGTCGAAATATGCGGGGTTGATTTCGCAGCCGACAAAGGCGCGGCCTAACTGGATGCAGGCCACCCCTGTCGTGCCCGATCCCATGAACGGATCAAAAACCACTCCTGCCGTGCGCTTAACCAAGTCGCGCATCAGGCCGACGTGTTTCTCTGTAGGGTGCCCGCTCGCCTCGATGCCAGTCATGCCCACGGCAATCACGCAATAGGGCAGAACCCGACTGGCGCGCTTGCGACCGTCCGCATGAAATTCAAAGAACGGCTCATAGTTGTCGGGCCGGTTAGAATTAGTCCGATGCCAGACGTGAACGGCGACCAAAGGCAATGCGACTGGCGGCGGTTCGATTTCCGTCCAACAAACGATCCAATGCGGCGCGATGGGTTGGCGGCAAATTTCTTCAGCAGCAGCGATGCCTTCAAGAAAGTGGCCTGCGTTGTTCGGGTATGGCGGATCGGAAACGACAGCGCCAAACGTCCCGGCGTCGTTAAGAAAATCCCGCGCATCGCCCAGATACAGCGTGGAATCGCCTATGGTTTCGACCCTCATGCAGCCATCACTTAGGTTCCGCCCAACTCATCTGGATCTCAATAGGACCATCATTGGCACCAACATGCTCCGTTCGAGCCAGCTTGGGAACATGATACTCGATCAAGTCCGTAAACGCACCAAAGGCTGCACGCGCCCCGTCCTCCTGGTAGATCTCATCCAGCCAGGATTGCAGGCGCTCCGAGTTGCCATCGATGAAACTAGCAATCATCTGACGCGCCTCTATCGTGCTCTTCGTTGTGCTGCCCTTGATACGGCCACGGCTCCTGCGACCCGTTAGGCTAAAGCTGCCCTTATTCGCTACGTCAACGCCCATCAGCCCAGTTCTCCGTTGCTTTGCATATAAGGCATCAAGTCATTTTGGGCAAAAAATTTATGAGGGGGGCCTATGTATATACAGCCACCCCCCCCACCGGGGTCGGACCGGGGGCGGGGTCGGTCGGTCGGCCCCTATGGGCATGATCGGGATCCCATCCATGCGAGCGGCTAGCGTGGCCTAGCGTGGCCTAGAGCGCGGCCCATAGAGCTTGGACGCGTGGCGCAGCGGCATAGGGCTGGGAGTGGGCATAGAGCCAGCTAGGGCTAGGGCTAGGCGTCTCTATACATAGGTGCGTGACGATGGGTGCCGGCGGGGTCGTGTGTGATCGCCTGGGATGCACCAGGATAGGCCGGCATAGGTCATTCTAGGGCATCGTTTAGACCCTGTTTTAGACCCTGTTTTAGACCCCATCCCATCCCATCCCATAGGCCATCCCATCCCAACCCCTTACAGGGGTTTGGGACGTTGGGACGTTTGTCCCAAAGGTGGAGAAAAGTGTCCCATAGCGACCCATAGCGACCCATAGCGTCCCATGAGGCCTTATGCTTGTGAGGAGAAAGGGTCATGGGACATGATTGTGATGAAACGGTACTATAATACCGTGTTTTGGAGGGCCAAATGTTCACGCGAAACGGTACCCAAATACCGCACCCAAATTTGCTTGAGTTGGTTACAAATGAAACCAATTACGGTCTGTTACAATCTGTAACAATTCGTGATCACACAATCATGCTTGCGGTGCTATCAATGGTTCATCGCAAACAGGAGCCAAGCCAATGATCGAAGCCCATTACACCAACGGAACGAAGACGCGCAGCGCCACGCTGACATTCGCTGTCACATCAAATGGCTTCCGTGTCTGGGAAGCGGATCAGCCTGTCACAGGCAAGGCGCAAGCTCGCCGGCTCGCCAAAGCTGCCGGCGCGACCCCTTGGAACTTCTAACGCTTAATACATAGCGTCCCCACGCGCCCAAGGGTCCGGCTGGAAACAGTGGCGGACCCGAAGGCGTGTAACCTAGCAGGAGCCAAGCGCATGACCGACAAAGCCACACACATTCGCAGCATGGTACGCGCCTTGATTGACAAAACTCTTCGCGTCCACCGCATGGAACGCGCCGCCAACAAACGCGCTCGTTATCACGTCTACTATCGACACAATGGCAAGGTTCGGTTTTATCCGTTGTGGAACGAGACGCCACAGTCAGCCATGTCAGCCTTTCAAGGCTTCGTGAAAGAGTTTCGGATGCACAACGTCGAGTTCTTGCGTCTGCAATCCTTAACGCCAACCTTCCCATAACAGGAGCCTAAGCCAATGACCACGCACCCCGACCACATCGACCAGACCATCGACCCCGCTGTGCGCCGCGCCACTGATGCCGCATACGACTTCATGAACGCCCTCAACGACCACATCTCGGCCCGCATCAGATATGACCGGGACGGGGGCCGCTACCGGGGCGACAACCCGCCCAACGACGACGACATCCAGACGGCATTCGTTAACGCCGTCGCCGCCGTCGCCCAGACCCTCCGCGTCACATTCAGCGCCTAACATTCCCCTTGCATCCATCGCAATCACAGCGCCATAATCGCAAACACAAACAGGAACCCAGCCATGAACATCAATCAATCAATCGAGACTCACTACGTCGGCCCGACTAACCATCGCGGCTTGCGTATCATCGCCACGACACCCGGCGGTCACAAGCTCACGCACAACTGGAACTACGCGCTCAACAGTGACGCGAACCACTACGCCGCCGCTGAAGCCCTACGCGCAAAGCTGGACTGGCCTAGCATCAAAGCCGGCGGCTCTACCGTCAAAGGCTATGCGTTTGTCACTAGCATCTTGGAGGCATAACCAATGACCCGCCAAAACTTTGATCGCCAGTTCGCAGCTCGCATGGATAACACCGACGGATTCAGCGCCGACCAGCTGGTCGTATTGAACGCGCTTGTGTTTGAGATGGTCGAAAGCCTAGACCTTGATGACCGCCAAGCTAAATCCAGCGTTGATGCAGCGTTCGCAGACATGTGCTGCGACTACGCTATCGCCCGCCTCGGTTAACCTAACAGGAACCAAGCCAATGACCCACAAATACAACGGATGGTCCAATCGCGAGACGTGGCTAGTCAACGTCTGGTTCGCAGATGACATTCACGAACCTACGACAGCCGAAACCCTCGAACTGATGGTGACGGACGAGATCAAAGAAGCCTTGGAAGCAACAGGCGCAATGGCCGGCTTCCTGCGCGACATGATGAACACGCAAGCCATCAATTGGGATGAGCTGGCCGAACACATCGAAGACCCCGAAAGGTATGCAGAATGACCCGCCAAGCCATCCCGCTCGCCGTCGCGATTTACCTTGCAATCATCGCCGCTGGCGCAATTCTCAACCACGCTTGGAGCTGACATGAGACTGGACCTTAGAACATGGGCGAAGAGCGCCCTTGATCACAACCAGGATCAGCCAGACATCGCAGCGGCATGGCTCGCAAGTCGCAGAGATGCCAATCTGAAAGATCACCTGATGCGCCTGGGCGCACAACAAGTGATCCGCTCGTTCTTCACCGCGCAGCGTGCCTCGGCCATGACTATGGCAACTGGCCGCGTGATGGCGACCATTAATGACCCCGACGTAGCTGATCGCGTGGCCGCTAGGCAGGCACGCCAAGCGTTCTGGGATGCTTACACCCTGTTTGGCATGACCCCGATTCGCGAGGCTACCAGGGAACAGCTAGAAACCAGCGCCTCACAACGCGAGGGACAAGCACGCGGAGAGCTACGCCTTGCCTCGTTTGAGCGGGCTATAGCGGTGCAATTGAAAGACGGTCGGCGCGTCTGTGATGTCTTTACGTCTGAGGAAGTCGCTGGGATTGCGGCAAAATGGAAGGATCGGAAAGATGCCTAAGACCTTTGAACGTTCTACCGCTGGCCTGCGCGACGCGCTTATGTGCGAGATGGAAGACATCCGCGCAGGCGTCGCCACGCCAGCTGAGGCGCAAGCCTTTGCAGTGCTGGCAAGGACCATCATTGCTTCGATGGAAGCCGAGATCGCAGAGAAGCGCCGGATCGATGCTAAGGAAGAACGCGAACGCGAGCGCCAAGATCGGGAGCTTACCCGGATACACCACGAACGCGAACTTCTGCAATTGACGGAGGACGTGTGATGTCGTGGGGATCTCCGCCATATCTGCAAGAAATCTATGAGAAAAGGTACTGGGAACACGAAGCTCCGCTGCTGGGCGAAATGATGGGCTTCAGTGAGGGCGCTCATTCAGAGTTTGCCCAAGAAATTTACCACTACAATCGGAAGTACACGCACCATCCTATCGGCCTGATCCACGACATGAAGGTTGACCCAGCCTTTCGACACCTGACGCTAGAGCGGTTGATTGAAGCCGTGTACGCCGAGAAGCATCACCGGCAATCTGCTTGTTGTGGCGTCGAAGCTATCCAGATTGACCCAGCCGCGACCCGTTACAGCGTCGCCCTTGGCGTTGGGTTGTGCTGCCGAACCTGTGACAACCTGATATTTAAGGGCACTGGGTTATCTACTGAAAGATGGCCACCAGAGGAACGCTGGGAATTTATAGACAAGACATTGCGTAATTTGGTCAGGGATCAGCGGCATTTGTATCACGCGGTTGAGCGTTACAATCGCGTACCAGAATACGTTTTGCCAATGTTCTGCGAAAACTGTTTTGCCGTTGCCCAAAAGGTGCCGGATTTTACCAGTTGGGACTACGCAGAACCCCATGCCTTACGGCAATTGTTAGCTATCTTTGAGAAACAATCCTTAACCACGTTTGGAGCTAACCGTGCGGAGCATCACGTTATGAAACAGGAAGACCTGAGAGCCGCCCGGCTCATAGAAGCTAAGCGCCGCTGGATCGAGGATGAGACGCCCCGCCGCGAAGTCAAACACCTAGCCGACTTATACGAGTCCAACTGGACCCCACCTCAACCCCTGAAGGAGAATGAGATGAGCCGCTACGCTGTTATCAGAGAGGCCAAAGGCCAGTACGCCGTCCGGGACATGGTGTCCGGGATCACGTGCCTGATCTTCACCACGCGGAACGCCGCGCAAGCCCATGCCCGCAAAGCCAACGCGATTAACCCATGAACAAGCCGGGTGTTTTCGTTGTCAAAATAATTCATGACGATTGGTGCGACAAACTGGCCGGGAAAGGCGATTGCAACTGCGAACCCGACATCATACGCGAACAGGTGATGTCATGACCCGCCAAGCCATCCCGCTCGCGCTCGCGATCTACCTAGCGGTCATAGCCGCTGGGGCAATCCTCAACCACGTTTGGAGCTAACCGTGCGGAGCATCACGTTATGAAACAGGAAGACCTACGATCCGCCCGGCTCATAGAAGCCAAGCGCCGCTGGATCGAGGATGAGACGCCCCGCCGCGAGGTCGAGCACCTAGCCGACCTGTACGAGGCCTCGTGGGCCCCTCCCGAGCCGGAAGTAGACCTGGAAGATCAGGCCCGCGCTCTGGAGGGTAAGCCGTGAGCGTCCTGGACCGTCTCCGATCCATCATGGATGAAGCCCGCTATCGGCAGTACGCCCGGTCCCCGACGCGCATCTATTTCACCTACCGCGCCTGGCTTTCAGCAGCTCCCAAGGAGCCGAAATGACTATCGCCTGGGTCCGCAAGCGCCGGGACATCAAAACCGGAACGCTGCAATTCCGCAGCTTTAACGACGTAGCCGACCCCGAGAACCGGTTGCTTAAGTCGCAACTGCACAACGCCGCCAAGCACAGCAAGGCCGACAGCCTGCTACGCAAATTCTCATGGGAGAAAGACCAGTGACAGCCGAAATCTACGACCTAGCCAAAAACCTAATTGTCCCAGCCCAAGCACCCGCTGGCACTTACGGCTTTGACGCGCCAATAGAACGCCACGTCGTTGACATTACCGCGTGCCTGGACGGCTATCGCGTTTGGATTAGCGGCAAGCCCTACAAAGACTTCGCGTCCTTATCCAACGCCTCCAGGTGCGCGTCTGCGCTCACGATCCTGGATGAACTAGGGGCGCTGCCGGCATGATCCGCACCGCGTTTGAAATCTGGCCGGCCAAAGGCTCCGCTCCGCTCATCTCGTTTGAAAATGAAGCGGACGCCATAGCTTTCGCCGAGAATCGCTCTCACGTCGTGCCTGGGCTTATCGTCATGCGAACCCGAACGGAAACCAATCGCCGCGAAGTGTGGCGTCACACAGAGAAAGCCGCTGCATGACCGATTTACCGTTATTTGACCGCGTAAGATCCGCGGAAGCCCGCGACGAAGGCACCGAGCGCGTGATGTTCAACCAGTCGCTTGACTGGCGCGAAAGCTACCGCACTGCCGCCGTGATGTTCATGGCGTCGTTATCGCCGGGGGATGAATTTATTGGCGAAGACTTACGTATTTTCGCCATTAAGACTGGCATCGCTGCGCCGCACCATCAAAACGCTTGGGGCGCAATGGCAAGAACCACTCTGTCCGAATGGGCTAAATCCGCCCGCATTAAAATTGTTGGCGTTCGTAACGCGAGATCTGTTTCCGCTCATGCCCGCCTTTCTCCAATTTATCGAGTCGTAACAAAATGACGATGAAAGACATTGCCCGCGATTTTGAGGTGAAACGGAACATAGACCTAGAAATCATCAAAAGCCGCGAACGCCTGCACAAGATCGCCGTGTTGCGACAAGAGCTGATGTGGACCTTGCGCGAGGTCAAAATAAACGGACGCCCGCGATACACCTATCCCCAGATAGCTAAATTTCTGCGCCGCGATCACACGACGGTTATTCACGGCGTCAGAGCGCACGAACAAAGGATCGCCAGATGATTAGGCCGATCCCGTTCGCCACCAAATGCCGCTGCGGAATTTACCTGTTCAAAGGCCAAACAGCCGAATGGTACAATCCAAAATCCCCATTTCATTGTGTAGGATGCAGACCCCGTGAAAGATAAGATCGTAAAAGTCCCTGGCGTTGTCGGTTGGGGTACGCTGACCGCTGACGAACGCAAAAAACAGGCTTCTCGCATGGGCAAGGTCGGCGGCAAGGTCGGTGGTCCGCAAAAGAGCCGAGGCGACCGCATATTCTACCAGGCGATCAGCCGGTTGGGCGCAGTCACGCGGGAGCGAAACAAAAGGCTCCGCGAGCTAGGTCTTGATCCAAAGGCCGTTGCCCAAGGGCCGGATGATCCGCCCAATTTCTAACTGGCTGCGGGCGTAAGCTAACCCTTTACGCACAGCCGGGCGCGATGTGGACAGGCTGGCAGCAGCATCAAGCATCGCGTCCTCGGTCACCGGCTTGCCGGCATGAACCATCGACATGATGATTCCGGCGTATTTGGATTTCGCCATGTTGGCTGCGATCTCATCCGCAGCTTCAACATAATCCGCGACCAAACTAGACACTTCGTCGCCGTCTTCATCGCGTCCCATGACTAGGCGCTTCATTTCGAAATAGTGGTCATCCAGCTTCTCGCCGTCCTTCATCTTGTGGACGCCCAGCCGCGCCTCCATACGACCGCCTTCAGGCCGATAAGCGCCGAGCAGGTAGTCCAGGTTAGATGTGAGCGCGGAAGACCCTCTAGGACGCTCTGCGGCGCTGTGGCCGGTATGGTGGACCACCAGGACCGAACACTTAAACGTAGCGCGGATCTCGGAGTTGATCAGGCGCAGATATGCGGCCACGTCTGACGCGGAGTTCTCATCGCCGTTATAGGTCTGCGATAGCGTATCAACTACCACCAGACACGGTTCTATCGGTAAAGCAGTTATGGCAGCGCGAAGGCTGGCGACCTCGCTAGGGTCCGACATCAAAAGCGGCACCCGGCAATATTGGAACGTGTCAGGCACTTCAGCCATGCCGTTATGTTCGTGCCAGGCCGTGACGCGCTTCGCTAGGCCAGAGCCACCTTCTGCGGCCATGTAGACCACCGGGCCACCCTTGGTTCGCTTGCCGGCCCAGTCCATGCCGTGAACCAGGTGCAGGCACAGATCCAACGCCACGAAAGACTTGAACGCTCCCGACGGGCCAAACAGCATTCCCATACTGTCTGCCGGCACAAGGCCCTTGACCAACCACGTTGCGTTCTTGGCTGACTCGACGACTTGGGCGTGGGTTTCTAGCAGGCTGTGGGCTTCGCGAGGCGGCGGGGGCGCAAATTTCTCCGCACCGCCAACCATACGGGCCAGCTCAGATCCGTAACGCTGATGCCATCGCTCAAACTCGTGCGGGTCTTCCGGCTTGATCGCCAGCATGACGGAGCGAACCATGTTGACCACCGCGCCAGCTTCCATCCCGGCACCGCGCATCGTGGCTGTGATTTTCAACAACGGGTCGTGGTAGCTGCGGTCTGCTGGCTCTGGATCCAACAGGGCTTTCCACTGGCTCACCATGTCAACGGCAGGTCGCCCACTGTCGAGCGCAATAGTCCCCCCCTTTAGGGGGGGCTTGCCGATGGGTCGCAATTCCGAGAGATCGATCCCGAACATGGCCGCTGCATCGTCCAGGCTGTAGACGCTTTGCAAATCGCAGGAATGCACCCGCACAGAGAACGTGTTCGCCTTCTTCTTGGTGTTAGATCCGGCTGGCAGGCGACCATAGCGGACTATGTTGTTACCGCTGGCGTCCGCCTTCATCAACTTGGCCGCGACCATCTTTTGCAACACCGCGTCAACTAGGTCGCGGTTGTGTGTGTCAGGATCTGCGGAATCTAGCAGCACGCCGATCTGATGGTTGCCGCTGGATGTCTCAATGACGTAGCTAGGCGAACCCATCAACTCGTTAGGGTCTGCATCGTCAGCCAAGAGGACGGCCAGGCGCTCAAACTGATCTTTGGTGCGCCTGGGCTTGTCGCCGCGCATCAATGCCACGCAGAAAAAGTTGTTATCGCTGCCGCGTGCGTCAATCAGGGTTCGCTGTGCAGGCGATCCGCGCCATGCAGAGCCAGCCCATGCAGAGCCGTCTACCTCACCAGGATCGGCGCGGAAGCTTGTTGACCAGCCATAGGTTCCCGCTGTCTCACCGTAGATGGCGGACAGAAACTCGCTGTTTTTCATGGCTACAGGCCAGCGAGATCATGCAGGCTAATATCTATACCGCGATGGCTTGCCCAAAGGAGTAATTCGGGCCAATATTTTTGCGGGATGTTGCCCCCAGTGGTGCCAGGACCAGACAAAATCCAGCGGCTAACCGTGCTGGCATTGACCTGTATGATACGAGCCGTCGCTGCTACCCCACCTAGGCGCTTGACGACGCTATAGGCTGGCTCTTGCCGCCCCTTGATGTGACCCATGATGTTCTCCTGCTGCGAGCATAAGCCCAAGCCGGATTGTTTGTCACTGAGAAAAAAACAGTTTGCAAAATGAGAACGACAAGGATTAGTTAGGGCTATTGGAAACCGGAGCATTAACGTGAGCAACACAGAAACCCAGCTGATCGCCCTAGCAAAATCCTGGAACAAAGCAAGGGACGCCGAGCGCAAAGCCAACGAAGCCCGAATTGCAATCGAGAACGACATTATAGATATAACGGGAGCCAAAGAAGATGGTCGCGAGACGCACCATCTGCCAGACGGCCTAAAGATTATCGTGGTTGGCAAGCTGACCTACCGAGGCGACTTGGCAGAAATTGCGGATCAAACCGCTGACTGGCCTGACCAATTCAAGATAGTCCGAACCAAGCTCGAACTGGATGAGCCGAAAATTAGAAAGATTCGCGCCGTGAACCCGAGCCTATGGAAACGGATCGCTGAATACATAGACACCAAGCCAGCCAAAACCGGCATTTTGATTGAACGGAACCCGAAATGAGCTTTGACCTAAAATCCATCAGCAAGAACGAGAGCATCAGCGCCCCTAGATTGGTCGTCTATGGCGTCGAGGGTATCGGTAAATCCACCTTCGCCGCCGGAGCGCCTAACCCGATCTTTATCCTAACCGAAGACGGGCTAGGCTCTCTGTCCGTTGCGCACTTCCCCGTCGCCAAAACCTTTGCCAACGTGATGTCAGCTATCGCCACGCTGCATGATGAGGACCACGACTTCTATACCGTCGTGATCGACAGTTTGGATTGGTTGGAGAACATCATTTGGCGTGAGGTCGAGGCGGCACATGACGCCAAGGATCTAGCCTATGGCAAGGGTGCCATCATCGCAGCGGATCGCTGGCGGCAGGTTCTTGAAGGCCTGGACGCGCTGAGACTGCACCGCAAGATGGTCGTGATCTTGCTCGCGCACACCACCATTAAGCGGTTTGATAGCCCAGAGGTCGAACCCTACGACCGCTATCAACCGAAGCTACAGGAGCGGTCTAGCGCGGTGATCCGTGAGTGGGCAGATGCGCTGCTGTTCGCCAACTACAAAGTTATGGTGAAGAAAGACGACGTGGGTTTTAACAAGACCACAAACCGGGGCTTTACCACCGGAGAACGCCTGCTGTTCACGAACGAACGGCCTGCGTACATGGCGAAGAATCGCTATGCGTTGCCTGACTCGATCCCGCTTTCCTGGGATGCCTTTGAATCTTCAATCGGAGCCTGAAATGCCTGAGATTAACTTTGACCTTAGCGGCTATGAGATGTCCGCGCCTACGTCTTTTGATCCTATGCCTCCCGGTGACTACGTTGCTATCGTCACCAACAGCGAGCTGAAGGACACCAAAGCGGGCGATGGGCAGTATATCGAACTGACCATGCAGATCGTGGACGGTGACCATAGCGGTCGCCGGCACTGGGAACGCCTCAACATTATCAACAAGTCCGACAAGACTCAGGAGATCGCACGCGGTCACCTGAACGCGCTGCTCAAGGCTTGTGGCGTGCCCAACGCCAAGAACACGGAAGAAACCCACGACGTGCCGTTTACGCTGTCGCTGGACCTGGACCGCAAGGAGCCAACCCGTAACCGCATCGTGGGCTATTCCCCAGCGGGATCGGCCCAAGCTCCCAAGGCAGCGCCTAAGATCGGCGTTCCCGAAAAGCGCGCCTGGGAGCGGTAGACATGCCTGTGGTGCCTGATCCTGAGAAGACTACGGCCAATGCCATCTATGCGTGGCACGCCGAGCGGAAGGACGATTTCCGCGAGCATCTTGGTGCGTCTCTGATCGGGCACCATTGCGACCGATACCTGTGGCTGACGTTCAGGTGGGCGTTTAAGCCTGAGTTTCCTGGTCGGCTGCTGCGTTTATTTGAGACGGGTAAACGTGAGGAGGAACGGATTATCAACGAGCTTCGCGCTATCGGCGTGGACCTACATACTGAAGAAGACGGCAATCAGATTCAGTGCCGCGATGCTTTCGGGCATTTCGGGGGTTCAGTCGATGGCGTGGGTCGTGGTTTTCCCGAGGCTCCGAAGACCTGGGCTGTGTTTGAAGCCAAGACCATGAACGACAAGGCTTTCACTGGGCTGATAGCCAAGGGCCTGAAGGCAGAGAAGCCCGAGCATTACGCCCAAGTGCAAACCTATATGGGCTTGTTGAACCTAGAGCGTGCCATGTACGTCGCCGTAAACAAGAACAGCGACACGATCCACAGCGAATGGGTTCACTACGACGTAGGCGCGTTCAACCGTTCCATAGACCGCGCCGGCAGGGTGGTGACATCTACCTTGCCGCTAACCAAGGCCAGCGAAGATCCGAGTAACTGGCTCTGCAAAATGTGCGACGGCTACGACCTTTGCCACAAGGATAAGGTTGCCGAGGTCAACTGCCGAACCTGTTGCCATTCTACGGCGCAGGAGGGGGGCACCTGGCACTGTGGCCTGCATAGCAAGCTACTCACCTACCAGGACCAGCTAAACGGCTGTGACGGGCATCTGATGATCCCGCCGCTAGTGCCTAATGCCGAGGCTGTTGACGGTGGCGTGAACCATATTGAATATAAGGACAAAACGACGGGCGAGACGTTCACGCAGGGCATTGGCTATGTGCCGAGCTTGGCGCTGGCATCTCGACAGTCCCAGGCTGCGGGCCGGCGCAAAGTACCCGGCATCCCGTTTGACGATGAAATCCCGTTTTGAGAGGACTGACGATGTGGATTTTTAAAGATGTCAAAATGCTAGAGCGCGAACTTGCCGAGCATCGATCTGTGGCTGAGTCACGCAAAGTCTGGATCAGCATCCTTGAACAGCAAATCCTACAATTAAAAGCCAAAACTTCTAAGCGCGATCCAAAAACGGGACGATATGTCATTCATAATCGGTAGTTGCGAGAAATGGTTCCCAGGATTTATACGCCGGGAATACACCCGTAATTTACAGGACGGGCATGGCGACTATTACGCTTGCTTCATCCACGGCTTGCGGGTGATTCAAGGCCGAAGCCTGTATTTCCAGTGCGTGATGTCGGATGAAGCTGTGGCGGGTGCCGGGTTTCTAGCACCCATTGAGGCGTTCTGTTGGAAGATCCCCGAGGCACCCAGGACCAAGGGCGTGTTGGTAGACATGACGTATATCCAGCCGTGGGACAATTTCTCAAGTACCTTTGGTGTTCACGAGTTTGATTTTCATAAACGCATGAAGGCGCTGATCCTGCCTGATCGTATCCTGGCACGATACAGGTTTAGCATCGACTTTGAGGGGTCGGCGTTGTCTGAGTATGGCGAGCAGCACAAGCACCTGCACGTCATGGAAATGGAAAACGGCCAGATTGGCGCGTTCCCGAATAACCGCATAATCTGGTGCGACCCAGCGTTCTGGGAGCCAATGACCGAGCGCCCTGACTTCATTGCCCTAGCGGGCGAATATATGGCCGAGTGAGGCAACATGACCGGACGCATGGCACGCAACAAAGGCGCACGCGGTGAGAACGAGTTGGCCGCGATGCTGACCGATCACCTAGGCTTCATCGTAAAGCGGAAGCTAGGCCAGGCGCGGGATGGTGCGGATGACATTGAGATCGGCAAGTACCGCATTGAGGTTAAGCGCCGTGAGACGCTGGCGATTATGCAATGGGTACGCCAGATTGAAGCCTGCACGCCAGAGGATCAGGTGCCCGTCGTAGCCTTCAGACAAAACGGCCAAGAGTGGCGAGTCATCATCCGTATGAAGGATTTCCTGCCGCTGTTGAGCGAAGATCTTGCGGGTTAGCGCATACCGCTGCGCAGGGTCGCACCCAGAAGCGCCGTGACAGCCAGTTGCACTGCCTGCATGGCAGTAGCGTCGCCCGTGGCATAACTCGCGCCTGCGCCGAGGATCGACAAAGCCGCCACGACGTAGGTCTTCTTACCGCGTAGGATACCAAACATAGTGTTCTCCTATTGAGGAATGGGACCGCCAACCGGATAGGTCGCGCCCACAGGGGCTTGAGTCACAACAGTCGTACCGTCAAGCACTGGCTTCCCAGCAACACTTTCATGCACAGGGCCATAACATTTAGCAAGGCGCACACCGTTCACACGCTTAGGCTCTAGGGTGCAGGCGAAGCTGAACATGTTGCTCAGGCCGTTGCCGGGGCTGGTGACGAACGTGCGGATGACAGCCGGGTCGCTACGTGACCAGTTTGGGGCCTGCGGGAACTTGTCCCGGTACTGGTAGAGGCTCCAGACTTGACTAGGACCAGGCTGATCGCAGGAGCCTTTCATGTTGCCACCGGCCACATCGGCAATGGCTGGGCCACGAAGGACGGGACAGACCGCAACCGCTTCAGCGAACTGGGCCGTGCCGCCGCTTTGGACGTTCACGGTGATCATCTTGCCCGTCAGCGTAGCCGGTGAGGCGGCGCAGAGCGCAAAGTCCTGATGGCAGATTTGGTAGCTGCTGGCGTAGGCCGGAGCCGGGGCCGACACGGAAACCGCTAGAGCGGCAAGGATAGCGATACGGTTCATGTCGTTTCCTATTTCAGGTTTACGAGCTTGTAATGGGTTGTGGAGTAAAGCTGCATCAGATCGTCAATGAGGTTTTCCATCATCGTATTCTTCTTGCAGATCTTATCCCGATTGGTGCCCATCCAGGTGAGATCGGTGCGGATCGCTTCAGCAATATCCTTCTTGGACATTACGATCATACGCACTTCGCCAATCAAGCCAAACCAACCCTGGTAGGCTTCAATGATGGAATCGATTTTGCCGATCAGCTCACTATAGAACTTACCCAGCGCCTTATGTTCAGCGTAGGACTTGGTGGACCAATGCGCCAGATGCGCGGCGTTCCGCATGGCAAAGACGCGAGAGACAAGATCTTCAATCATGGTGTTTTACCCGCCTGTAGTTCTGCCAGCGTCAAGCCGCCCGTCCATTGGAAGTGAGGGAACTCTTTAAACCGCTTCCAGTTGCCCGCCCACTCAAGCCCCTGCGCCACGCCTAGAGCGCCCACCTGCTGCCAGAGTGTAGCATCTTCGCCCGTCGTACCCCAAACGGGCTTGCCGTTGCGCAGTGGCACGACATCGTAGGCCAGTTGGTAGTTGTGCATCGACTTACCGGGCCTAGCCTTGGTGACGACCCTGCCGGGGGTGGTGCGGCCTTGGGCGTACAGCACAGCCTGTTCTTCGGGACTGCGGTATGTCGAGGTGATGATCAAAGAGATGCCCGCATCCTCACACGCCGCCATGTGCGCACGACACTTGGCCTGTACGGTCGGATGAAGGTCTTCGATCTTCCGGCTCATGTCTGCGCCACCTGCCACGCTATAGCGCCCAGCGCGACGATGATGGACCCAGCCGCCGCCAGCAGAATACTCTCCAACCGTCTCAGCCGAGCGTTAATACTGGCGTAGCGTTCGGCACACACCGCCTCGTGCGTGGATAGCTTACTGCCGACTTCGTTCGCTGTGGTCATGGGGATCACTTAGGTTTTAATGGCTAACGCAAAAATTGAACCCGATGTCACCACAGACCACGTTGTCAGTGCGCCGACCTGCACGGGCGACGAACGGTTGGTGACGTCGCCAAGGCCAAGCTGACCGACGTCGTTTCGCCCCCACGACCAAAGCGCACCCGAAGTTGTGGTAGCTAACCCAAAACCATTGCCAATCGCTACCTTAGACCACGTTGTCAGGGCACCGACTTGCTTTGGCGAAGAGTAGTTGGTTATGTTGCCAAGGCCAAGCCGACCTTGACCACCGTATCCCCAAGACCAGAGAGTACCGTCGGTTTTGACGGCTACCGAAAAGGCACTTGCAGTTCCCGGTGCTACCGTAGCCCACGTTGTCAATGCACCGATTTGCTTAGGTGAGGAATAGTTGGTTATATTGCCAAGGCCAAGTTGGCCCTGATTGTTAAACCCCCAAGACCACAACGTACCGTCGGTCTTAATAGCTAACGAAAAATTCCCGCCCCCCGACACCGCTTTAGCCCACGTTGTCAGTGCGCCAACTTGTTTGGGTGAAGAATAACTGGTCGTGTTACCAAGGCCAAGATCGCCAACAGATCCGTCTCCCCACGACCACAACGTACCGTCGGTCTTAATGGCTAACGAAAAATAATTTCCAGCTTCCACCTTAGACCACGTTGTTAATGCACCGACTTGTTTGGGCGAGGAGTAATTGGTTATGTTGCCAAGGCCAAGTTGACCAAAGTTGTTTTTTCCCCACGACCAAAGAGTGCCGTCTGTTTTAATGGCTAACGAATGTACGTATGTCGTTGATACCTTAGACCACGTTGTTAATGCGCCAACTTGTTTGGGTGATGAATAGTTAGTTATATTGCCTAAGCCAAGTTGGCCGAAACTGTTTCTTCCCCAAGACCACAATGTACCATCTGTTTTGACGGCTAACGTGGCCCCATAACCCCCCGATACCGTAGCCCACGTTGTCAGTGCGCCGACTTGATTGGGAGAAGATTTGCTGAGTATATTGCCAAGGCCAAGTTGTCCATTGCCGTTATCCCCCCACGACCACAAACCACCGCTAGCGCCGCCCGCAACCGTACCAAACAGCCCAAAGCCTCTGGCAGACGCTGCGCCTCTGGTGAAAATCGTGGGCATCTTACGGCACCGCGTCTAGGTCGTCGTGCGTCTGTGCGGCTTCAATGGCGGCAACGCGGGTAGCGTACAGTGCCTGCGCGGCAACCGGATCAAAATCCGCCTCGGAGGTGCCGGGTTCGCCCTTCTCAGACAACAGCTTGGCATAAGCCAGCATGTCAGCTTTGCGGTCCTCAATCGAGACAGCCTCAATCGGCCAGACGATCTCAACGGGCGTCTTTGTCAGGTCAAAATAGTGCTGGCCGTAGACCTCGTGATATTGCGTAACGGGTGGGCGAACCTCAATGGCATCGCGCCAGCCGTCTTCACCGGTAGGGGGTGGCGTGTCCCAGCACTGAACGACGACATCGTTAGAAACCTTAACCCACATTGGCATGGGAAACTTCCTCTTGCTTCAAATCACGACGCATAGCTTCGAACGGGGCAACCCAGTCAGCAAAGACTTCCTGCCTGTATAGCCGCATCGTATCATAAAATGCAGTCTTGTCTCCCGGCCTTGCGTACAGGTAGTACGGCATGATCGGCTGGGCGACCCAAGTCTCAACGCCCATCGCCGCAGCTAGGTGCGACACCGACGTGCAGGAGGTGATCACCAGGTCACAAGAGGCGACGGCTTCCTGGGTCTTTAGCCAGTCATCCAGCGGCACCTGACGCACCCAGTCGGGGCAGACCTCCATGTCGTTGTCGCGTTGGAGGCACACGAAGTCAGCGTCAATGCCCTTCACGGCTTCGAACATCAGCTCCGGTGGGAAAACGCGGTGCTGCTCATGCTCGAACCTGGGATTGCCAGACCAACGCAGACCAATCCGCTTGCGAAATTCACGCTCAACAAAGGGCTTGGGGATATACGCGCTGCCGCAGACGTTCCGGTACTCGTAGCCCAGCGGCACTAGGGCGCTCATCCCCGGCGTCCAGAAGTCGTGGTAAACCCCGAGAACCGAGTCATGGGTCACGATGGCAGACAGGCCCTTAACCTGGTTGAGCATAAACACCAGCGCATCCGAGCAGGCTACGACCACCTTGCAGCCTCGCGCCGCGATATTCTTGGCATAGCGAACTTGGTGGATTTGATCGCCTAGCCCGCCTTCGAGGTACAGCAGCACGGTGCCTTGGGACTTGCCATCCCACAGCGGCTGCGGCGTGCCGGGGTTACGATTGCCAAATACGCCTTCTTTGCGGCCACGATCCAGCAACGCAAAGCCCTGTTGCAGCTTGCCCTGCCGCAGCAGATACCAGCCACGGTTATAGGCGGCGCGGTCGTTCTCAGGTTCTTCCGCAACGAGCTGTTCTGATAGTTTCCACGCTTCAGCAAAGTTGCCTACCCGAGACGCAGCAAGTTGTAGGTCAAGGGTGTGTATCTCCGGCTGACCTGGATCCGCACGCCAGAACGCAGGCTGTGCAAACTGGGCGTATCGCTTGCCCAGTACGTCGCGGGCGCTTTGATTATGCTGCCGTTCCAGCTTGGGTTGAACGTCGTGTAGCCCTGGCGCGTTCCACAGCGCCGCGTCGTCTTCCGCAACCGTGCTGCCGTCGATGTTCTCAAAGTTGTAAACAAAGGGCGGCAGGTCCAAAAAAGCATGAACGCGGTCAAGCTGCGCCTGCGGGTCAGCCAACAGGTCTTCGTACTCAACAAACAGGAACGCCTCTGGATACGCCGCGTAGCCGCTCTGCAGGCTGACATACGAGCCTTGCAGGTGCTGGATGAAGCTGCTGTCCACTAGGAACGAGTTCAGGTCTTCGGGCTTGGCAATGCGTGCAAACGAGGCAGCGCAATCCGGCACGTCGCGCACAGTCGCAATGATCTTCATAGGACGGCCCAGCACCATCGGCATGGACTGCATGATGTCTGGTCGCGGCCACTCCCGGCTCTTGTCGATGGCGACGGCGGGAGCGTCTTTGTACTCGGCATTGATGACGCCGCGCATCACCTCGATCAGCCGCGTGCGCTCTGGGTCACGGATGCTGAGCGTGTGCGCCTTCGCCCAGAGGTTGGCCAAAACATCAAGGATATTGACTAACTCGCTGGTGGAACTGACCTTAGCCGCCGGGTTCTGGTTGAGAATGGCGGCGAGTAGGGTGGACCCCGAGCGGGGCAGTCCAGCGAGAAAGTGCAGTTCCATGCGGCTTAAGCAAACTTTGTCTGCGACTCGAAGACCGTGTACGTCCGATCTGCCGTCTTGGTTACAGTGTAGGTGTACACATCAATGCTGCTGGCATTACCCGCAGCGTAGGCCGTCCCACCTTGGTATTTTGGCGTAACCGTCACGCCATCAATCTGCAACACGTTGTTGTAGTAGGCCGTCGCCCCCTGCGTGACCATGTGCGCAATCGTCACGCTCTGACCGATACCCAAGTACGCATTCAGCGGCATCGCCTTTGAATAGACGATGTTCAGGGTCCAGTTGGCCGTGGCGCTGGCCGTCGAGTACACCACCGACTGAGAGTTGACCTCGTAGATGATGGTCCCGGTTGCCGCCACGTTGGTTACCGTAGTCGGCTCAACGGCATTATTTATCAGAACCCCAACAAGGCTGGGGCTGACAATCGTACGATAATCAAAAGCCGCCGCAACCGAGGTCATTAGTACGCCCCGCCGTAGGCCGTCACTTGCAGCGCCGTACCAGCCGCCGTGGTCGTAACCGTTGTGCTGGCATACAAAGCAAACGCCGCAGGCAGATTCAACGGCTGCGGGAAGGTGAAGGTCGTGTTGAACGCCGCAGCGGTCGTGCTAGGCGTAGTGGCAAGCACCGGGATTTCAGCGATCAGGAACGCCGTCGTGCCGTCCCACAGCCAGATATCAACAAGCTGGGCAGCGTTGGCGGTCGAAATGCCCGTGCCGCAGTTGTTAACCTGGATGCTGTCAATCCGCAGGCCGTTGGTTGAGACAGGCACAAACGCTACGATGTTGGCCGCAGCCAAGCCTGCTGTGCCAGTTGGGGCGCGAGTCGTAGATGCAGTCTGCGCGGCCAGCGTCAGCGACTTAGCATATGGCGTCTGCGCGAAAATCGGGGTGGATGTAACGGCCATCAGAAGCCTCCAAAGTTATTAGCTGTGTAGATCGAAGCACCAGCCGGTGCGCCGGCATTAGCAGAAGATACCCACGTTGTTCCATTACTCGTTAGCACATTCCCTACTGTACCGGCAGAGGTCAATCCAGTACCACCATTCCCCGCCGTGAGCGCGTTCGTCAGGGTGAGCGTTGAGATGGTCGCTACCTGCCCAAAACTGAGCGCGTCATAAGTGAGCGTTGGAACCCCGACATTGGTCAGCTTGTAACCGCCCAAGGTGATGTTCGCCGTCGGCGTGGATTGCCCATCCTTAGTCAACGTCAACGACAGCCCGGTCGATAGCTCCGTCATCAGGCTGTTGAACATGGTTGATGAGATGACCGTGCCCGTTACGACGGGAATACCGCTCGTTGTAACGACAAACGTACCAGATCCGTTGAAAGGCATTATTTGCTCCTAGTGCGAGGAGCGACATATGCTCCAGCTATTGTTCCAGCCGTTGCCGCAGGACGGGCACTAGCTACGGGTGCCTTAGCGCCTTTTGCCAAAGCTGCGGCTAACCTAGCGGCATTAACAGTAGCTTTTGTAGCGGCAATTTTTGATGGAATGCCAACCATACCTGCCGTTATTGCGCCACCAATTAACGGACCAAAATTACCATAAGCCGCTGATGCAAGTCCGCTCAAGCCTACCAAACTAAAACTAGGAGCAAGTTTTCCCAAGGTAGAAATTACATTTCTAGTTACAGAACCGTTAGCAACATTTCTAATTGCTTTTTGTTCTTCTTCGCTAAATCTACTAATACCTCTAGTGTTAGCTAGTTTTTTAAACTCAGATATAATGTTTTGCTCTAATTTAATTCCAAGTGGACCAGTATTATTTTTAGCTTTAGTAATTAAATCTTCAATAGTTTCACCTTTAGCGTTAACTTTATAAACGCCTCTAGCTTTATTAAGCAAATCTACGGCTGGCCTAGCATTAGATCCAGCAACGGTGTCTGTGGGTAAAAGGTTATCTACAAAATCATCAAATTTATCAAGAATAAGATAACCCATTCTTTTATCAGATTTATTTTTTGATGATTGAACGTAATCTTTTATTACGCGCCTAGTAAGTTCAGCTTCTTTAAGAGACATATCACTTTTTATAGATTTAAGTTCGTTTAACGCTCCCATAGCGTTGGCATGAAGTCGTCGCCTAAGACCCTTTGATGTAATGTCTGTAACTAAATTATTTGCAAATTTATTTATGCTAGACGATTTAATAATCAATCCGGCTTGATCGGCTTGCAAATATAAATCAGATGCTTTTTTCTCAAGAGCGTCAAAAGTTGGCTGGGCACGTCTAACCGCACGCCCCGCCAAGCCTTGAGCCAACTTTTGCCCAACGCCGCTTACAAGCCCAGTTGCAGCCCCGCCAGCAACGCCCCCACCAATTGCCCCTTTAATACGAGATTCAAGGTCATTACCGGCTCCGGCTCCGGCGGCGGCTCCTTGAACGCCCCCAACCAATGCTGCACGGCCCATGACTTGAGGGACAGTTTTTCCAGCAGCTATATAGCCAGCATTACGCCGTGTAAGCGGGTTAGCAAGTGCGCCAGCTACGTTAAGAAACATAGATTCGTTTGGACGTTCAGCTTGAAACTGACCCATTTGTTCGCGCTCTTGGCGCATACGAGCGTCGTAAGCTTCTCTGGCGCTAAATCCAGGACCGCGCCCCCTTAAGTTTGATATTCCTGTTCTGGCTGCGGCAAGCGCCGAAGCTATTTCATCAGATGTATTGAATGAAAGACCCTGCAAAAGAGCTTGGGATTGTTGGTTAGAGCGCAGCCCTTTTTCTGGAGACAAAAATCCCGTGCCAGGGATAATACGCATGACACGGGCATTGCGAGCTTGGGCTTCGCGCATTGCCGTTTGTTCAGCCAAACTTAACTTCCTTGCGGGTACCGCAACGGGAGCAACAATTGGCGAATCAAATTCGTCAAAAGCGTTTGGAGTATCAAATTCGTCAAAAGCGTTAGGCATTTATTTTTTACGCTTTCCTAAAACGGCATCACTAGCCCCAAGCCCGTATTTTTTATCATAATCATCGCGAAGCTGTGGGTTTGCCTTAAGTTTATCTTGAGGAGTAATTTTGCGTTCAGGTGGCAAAGCTCCGGCTTCTCGCTGCGCTAACATTTGAGCAAGCCTATAAGCTTTCATCTCATTTAAATATTTAGGATCTTTTGAAGAAAATGCTCCTGGATAAAGATGCGCTCTTATTTCAGGAAGTTCTTTTTTTTCTCCAACTGCTGCTCCAGAAAAAGCTCTTTGATACCCTTGAGTATAAGTTCTTTCACCCGTCCTTCCTCTTTGAGAAACTGGGTCTCTAAATTTATTTGAAAGGGCAATTCCTACATCTCCAGGAATAATAGATTCAATTGCCATAGCAGCAATATTTGATGCAGTATTAGGATCGTATTTTTCAGCTATAGCTCTTTGATACGCAGCTTCACCATATTTCATGGCTGTGTAATAAGATCTAGAATCTGATTGTTCTTTAGTAAGATTTGGAGCATTAGGAGTATTTTGAAGTTCTCGTTGTGCTTTTAAAAGGTTAGTTTCAGCAATAGCTTTGTCAACCGGAGCTTGAGCTAAATCAGCTCGGCCTTTAGCCATAGTTACGTCTTGGGCTTGCATCCCTTGAAGAACTTGTTGTTGGCGAAGGGGCGGAGTTCTAGCAACTGGTTTAAATGCGCTCCAATCGGCCATAATTATTTACCTTTATAATATGGATTGGTAACTAATTGCGGAGGATTGACATCTCCACGAATTAGATATCTTGAATCTGGATGTTTTTGAGCATCTTCTGGAGACATAACGGTAGGCGGTTGATTGCCTTGAGATCCAATTTCTGGAATTGGAGTCGTCGTTGGAT